GCTTCCAAGTTATCCACCCAGTCGCAGTGTTATCACTATTGACACTTGTTGAAGCAAGGTCATCATATGGAGCATTCAACTGAGCAGCAGTTGGAACTCCACCATTAACAAAATAAGTTTTGCTCTGAATTGTTGCCATTTTTCCTACCTGTATTGGTTACGAACCCAGCATGTAGCTGAGAAGATGTCAAAGGTTGTTCCGTAAGAAGTATCAACTCCTGCCTCTCTGCTAATGTTGCTCATCCATCTCATGTCAACTTTTGCTGGCTGAGAACCGATAGGCACATTGAAAGGCAACTGGACTGTGATTCTGCGTGGAGGAATTTGACCAGTTCGTGCAACCATTACATCATTGACGAACACTGCCCATTCACTCCACCATCCAAATCCAACTGAGGTATTTGTTGTAAGACCACCGCTTGTGACTCTTATCATGTCAGTGCCATGTGAATAATCAATTGATGCGCAACCAATCAATGTCCCCTCTTTTGAATCAAACTCGAGTTGGCATAATGAGAAGTTGCTGCTATCAGTCAACTTGTTCCAACCTTTGCTCCAGTTATCAACGTTGAGGTTAAGTGTTGTGACTGGTGTCCAAATGTCTCCACCAACTGTGTTGCGATAATCGCGTCTCACAAAGTGATAAGCCTGAGATGGCATTGTTGTATTGAAGCCATCAATTGCACCAGATGAAATGGTGCCAGCGACAGGCTTCTTAATATTTGAATATGCAACTGAATGAACAGGCAAGTTATTGCCATTCATGTTTCCGTTGAATTCATTGAGGCTCTTTCCTAAGTTGAAGTTGAGAGATGCTGGCTGAACAGCACCATCAACATTCAGTGGAATTTCTTTCCAGGTTTTCATTAGTTGCCCTTCCTTATTCCTGCTCTCTGATTTAGTGAAAGCTGGTCAGATGTTGAGTAATTTACGTGCCAACTGAGAACATGAAATGGTGTTCCCTGTTGTGTAAGTCTGAACTTAAAGCTTGTACAAAGCTTTGTGGTCACATCCCAACGAAGTCTAATAATCTTAGGCTCCTGAAGATGTGATGTTCCAATGATGAAGTAATCTTTTGAAATTCCAGTGCTTGGTCCAAAGACTGCATCTTCACTTGTTGTTTGAACATATTCAGGTTGTGCCTGATATTGATGACCAGCAGAATAGAGTTCCCACTTGTTATCAATGCCCCAAAGCAATTCAAGTGGAAGATTACCAAATGAGATGAGCTCACATTCGACGTTGAACACTCGGTGCTTCATTGAGTTGTCACCAAAGTCAAGCCAGTTTGTCTCATACTGAAGAGTTGGCAATGCAACATCAGATGTGTTATAAGTGTATGTTGTCTGACCAACTGATGCAAATGTAAGTTTCTTACCCCATGAGTTTGTTCCTGACCAGACATGAAGTCCGACAAGATAGCCATATGAAGTTTCAGAGAACATTCCATTGAACCACTTTGGCTGTGTTCCAAGAATTATATTGCCACTTGGGTCGACAGCCATTGAGCTGAATGCCCAAAGCCAGTCATCATCAGAGTCAATAGCATGACGAAAGCTAAACATACCAGTGTCGATGTGATACACAATTCCTCGGCTGCTATAAGTATGTCCTTGCTCAGTATAATGCACCCAGTATTCACGTTCTTTGTGAGAATAAACTGCTGATGCTCTTGCAATTGCTGACTTATTGATACGTTCAATTTCTTTTGTAAGACCTGCAGACATTTTTTGAACTTCAATAATTCCGCCGCCATCCATACCACCTGAGATTGAGTAGATGCCATCATAACTGAGGAACATCACACCAACACCTGGGACAAGGCAAGCTGTTTGAGCACCCATTGTTCCAATGTCAGGTGTTAATTGTGATACCTGATAGCTTCCACCATTTGCGACTCTGATGATATCAATTGCGCGCTGTCTGAAGATGATGAGGTTGTTATAGAATGGAAAGATGCCGGTGATAGCTCCACCCGCAGTGTTCCCGACATCGAAATAGTCGAATGCACCGAACTGCTCAGGAAGACCCTGCTTGCTGTAAATGATGCGGGTCGGGTTGGAGCTACCACCAGCTAACCAAAGTGAACTGTTCCAAACAGCGCCATAGGCATAGCTGTTTGAGATAACGCTTGTGTCTGTAATGCTTGGTGCAGTATCAACAAGTGATGTGTCAGCCACAACATCGATGAACTGCTTTGTCGCATTATCATTTACCTGATTGACAAAGTAATATGTAGCATCTGCAGCACCACTTGCTTCAGGTGTTTTCATGTTCTTTGTACGATAAATTCTGCGAGCAACTGTTCCATCACCACCGACTGGGAGATGTTTCAAGAGAATACCAAACTTTTGCTCACCGTTGGTGACACACTCCCATGAGAGTGCAGCTGGAGCAGAAAGTGGACTTTCACTGCCAGTGTCACTAACAAATGTCATCTTGTAACTTACGTTGTTGAAGTTACTTTTTGATGGGTCACCAATTCCAATTCTGCTGTTTGCATTGAAATGTGGAGCAGCGATACCAGCTTGGAGCTCAGTTGTTCCGTCAAGATACTGAGGTTCAATATCAATTACCTCAGCACTTGGTGTTGCTAATGTGAAACCAAAGTCACGGAAGCGGCCACGTCCATAGAACCAAATAGGTTTGTCATAGCCATTGATAATGAGCAGTCTATTTCCAAATGGAATATATTTTGTTCCAGGCTCATTCAACTTTGGAATGTGACGGCCAGTTTGAATAACAACAAGGTCATTATAGAAGTTGGCGACACCAATTCCATTTTTGTTTCCCCACCAGTAATAGAGCCAGCCACCGCTTTCAACAATGTAATAAACCTGCTCAGTGTTTTGCTTCGCCCACATATAGAGACTGTCAACCTTGCTTCCAAATAGAGCGGTTATCTTTGCTTGGTCAAGTCCAGGTGTGAAAGTTGCACCTGGAGTCCACCATGGTTCGATGCCTCTATCAAAGAGGAAGCCTAAACCGATAGGGTCCTGACGGGCTCCATTGATATCTTCAGCAATATTTTCAGTTGGTGTCTTATAACGCTGTTCAACACCAGAAGCTGTTCTGAAGTTTAATGTTTGTGTAGCAAGTGACATTAGCTTAATTTCCTCAATGATGTGTAGTCATAAGGAGCAAAACCATCATAAGCTCCGATGCCAAAACGTCCGCGAACAATATGGCTGTCAATGTGGTCGACATAACGCTTTTCAAATTCCTTCAATTTCTTGTCAGTTCTCATTCGATATGTTTCAGCCATTGTGACGTTTCCAAGCTTCATGTAGACTTCTTCAAGAGACTTGTAGATGATGAGCTGATGGAATTCTGAAGGCATCTGAGGAACATCTGTAATTTCAGCAAGCGAAGGTGGCTTATAGAGATAGCGCATTTCGCCTTCACGTAAGAAGTCCTGAGGAACCTTATCATAACTTGCAGTTGAAGCTTGCTGAGTAACAGTTACGTCCCAAGCATCTACGCGAGGATATGGACGAATCATAAAATGCTGACCATCAACTTCAACGTATCGAGGGTTACCTGAATCAATTGAGTTGAATGTTGTAACAGTTACAGAACTTGCAGTGTCGGCAGCTGTGATTGGGTTGAGATAACCATTTGCATTTCTGGTTGCTCCGCCTGCATTGAAGAACTTCCAAGCTGGAAGACCAAGACGCTCACCTGTTGTTCTATTGTAATTTGCATTCCAGAAGATGACCTTAGTATATCCCTCGTACTGTGTTGGGAAGCGGTCATGTGACTGATAAGAGTCAGCTTGGATGAGCTGGTTATCCCAACTAAGGAAGTTGATTTTTAGGCTCCACGTTCCACCATTTTTAGCAGCAAATTCAACTGTCTTAGGCTCGCTAAGTGCTCCAAGCTTACCGTCTTTGATAAATGCCCAACAAACTTCAAGATAGCTTGAAACTGGGAATCCAGTGTTTCCTTCAAGTGAAATTGTCTCAACACCAAGAGTTTCAGCTGGTGGGATATTGACTGGACTTGACCAAACAAATGCTTCAGCATAAGCAGCCTTGTAGTCAGTTCTGAGATTTAACTCTTCATCTTTGCGTGCTGGAATAGCTCTCAACTTACCAT